GCCCGCTGCTGAACCAGCAGGCTTGAGAGTTGGTCCACCAAACTCTGCTTGGCGTCGGCGGCCTGCGAAGCCACTCGGCCCGCTTCTTGCAGGCGCGTGCCCAACTCGCCCGCCGATTGCGCGGCGGCCTGCTGCTTCTGGGCCAGGTCGCCCGTGTCGTTGGCCAGCTTTTCAAAGGCAGACAGCGCGGCTGCCTGCTCACCCAGAAGCCCGATTTTTTCGGCCAGCTTCTGAAACTCGGGCGCAGCTTGACCGCCCTCGTCGGCCAGCTTTTGAACCGAATCTTGGAGCTTTTTAACCTCATCGACACCCAGCGTTTCCACGCTGAGGGTCATTTTTACGTCGCGGCTGTTGGTCGCCATGCTTCAAAGCCCTGGGATGTGGGCCGCGCCCACGGTGAGCGCGGCGGGTTCAGGGGTTTAGGCCGTGGTGCGCAGTTCAACCGTGAAGGGTTCGGCTTGGCCGGTGGGGGTCTTCATGGTGCCGGGCAGATTGACGGTGTTGAAGCTGTCGGCCAGGAAGTCGAATGCAGCGTCAGCGGCAATGATGGCTTCGCGCACGGTCACGATGACCGGCAAGCCGTCGGCCTGGTTGATGCCGTCGAACACGATTTCAGCGCGAATGTCGGACTTGGTGGCACCAGAAATCACGCTGCCGGTGATGGCACCATAGGCGGCGGTGACCTTGATCGACTCGTCTGCGGTGATCGTTCCGGTGGCCAGCGCTTTGACCCATCCCAACTGGCGGTTGACCACATAGTCGGTGCCTTCCGCGTAGGTGACGGTCGCGCTGGTGTTGGTCACAGTCAGGGCGGCAGTGGTCAAGCCCTGCTTGCTCAGAGCAACCCAGGTGTCGAGCTTGGCGGTGATGGCTTCAGCGGTCAGGCTGCCGCTGGTTTGCGTGCGTGCGGCGGTGGTGCCCAGGAGCGCAATGACCATGGACTCTTTGTTGACTTCGTTCAGCTCCAGCGTGAACTCGGCGGGGTCTTGCAGTGCCACCGATTCCAGCACTTGGCCGTAGTCGTTGCGGCCCTTGCTGGTGAGTTCCAGCTTGCGGATGTTCGGTTTGATCTCGAACTTGTTGGCGTAGTACGGGCCTTTCATGCCCGCCTTCACGTTGTTGACAATCAGGTTGATGTAAACATCACCAGCGCCCAGGAAGCCGCGTGCAGCCATAGTAGAAACCTCGTCAGTAGCCGCAAGCGCGGCGGTTATTGAATGAACGAGGTGAGTCTGAAGTTCTGGCGCGTTTTTGGCCTGCGGTACTTTTTCGCCTATGGGTTGGTCAGGTCTTCAACGAACTCCACCACGATCATGACGCGGGCCTGCACCAGCGCTGCGCCGTCGGGCCGGGGGCCAATGTCGCGCCCGATGTACATCACCTTGGACACCGTGCCGCCCAGGGTGGCATCTCTCGCGAAGATGGCGCGCTTCAGGTCGCGGATCATCTTGTGCGCCTGGTCGTTGGGGTTGTCGGGGTCGCATTTGTCGTAGGCGTCGAGCACGTAAGCCTGCTGCACCAGCACCAGCGGGATGCGCCCAGGCCGGTCTTTGGGGTCGTCGTCGCCTTCAAAAATCACCGCGCACGGCGGGGCATCGTCAGCGGGTATCTTGCGCCGCCCGCGCTTCACGTCTCGGCCAATGTCGGTCTCAAAACCGTTGGCCAGCCGAATGCCGGTGATGCGCTCCGCAATGGCGCTGGCGATGTCGCCAGCTTTGGTGTACGTGGTCATTCCATGGCCTTTTTCAGTGCTTTGTCTGCCATGTCGGACAGGGCTTTTTCCAAGTCGTCGGTCACTTGGCCTTCAATGTCGGCTGATGCCACGCGGAACAGTTGGTAGACCGATGGCCCCTTGCGGGATTTGATTTTGCCAGCCCGGTTGCGTGCAAACACCAGTGGATTGCCCTCGCTGTCGTTGATGCCTGGCAGGGTGAAGCCGCGCTCAATGCCTTTTCGGCTTGAACGCTTGACCTCGACCGACATACCGGCTTTTTTCTGGTCAACAGGGATTCCTCGGGCTTTGTCGCCAATCCGCACAGTCCAGTCGCCGTCTTCCCATCTACCGAACTTCTTGCCCATCGCCTGAATTTTGGCGTTTGACCAGTTTACCGGCTTGGTTTCTTGCATGGCACCGTAGTGCGATAAGCCTGTCACAAAACCACGCCCACCAAAAGCTGTGATTTTTGCGGTTGGAAGCTGAGCGGTGGCTGGCTGAATTGCCATCCTGTCCTGAACATAAGCGTCCGTCAGGTTGATGGTGCGCAGCATGCGCGTGCGGGCCAAATCGTAGGCATCGTTGGCCGTGTCGTTGATGACTTGAACGGTCAGCGCCCCAAGCTGTTCAGCGGTCAGGTTGCCCAGCTTCTTTGCGGCCTCCTGGACCAGCCTGCTGTCAACCTTGATCTCAATCATGGCGCAACTGGCAGCAGAATGAATCGCTTGTTGAAGCCGTTGTTGCCCATCTGCACATCCAGCTTGTAGGTTCCGTCCGGGTGTGTGATCGTGTCGCCCACCTTGGGGTCGTGCTCAGCCCCAATGGTGGCCACGGACCGCTCCAACACCATCAGGCCATCGTCGCCGGTGACTTGAACGCCGTGCTCGATGTTGACCCGGCAAGCCACCGTGCCGCGTAAAGTGGAGTCCTCACCCAACAGGGCAAGAACTGTGCCACTCATGCGCTGAAAGATGGATCGGGACATCAGGAGGCGGCTGCCGACACCTTGATCACCGCTTCTGGCAGCGAGCAGAAGTTGATCGGGTTGGATTGCGATTCCAGCGCGATACCCTTGTTGAACCCCATGGGCTCTTGCTTGGCGTAGTACGGCAAGCCCTCGGTGTTGACCGTTTCCATGTAGTCGGCTGGAGCGTAGGCGGTCTGGAACAGGCCGGTGACACCCAGCGGGTAGGCGTAGGCCAGGCCGTCGGCAATGAACTGGGTGGAGCCCACGCCGCCAGCGTACTCTTCAAACACCACACCAGCGAACTCGAACGCGGTGCCGCTTTGATCGGTTCGGGCATAGGAGTTCTGGTTGTACAGCTCGAAGGCTTTTTCCACCGTGGTGTGGCCGGTCAGGTCGTCAAAAAACGACTGGCTGCACAGCACGCGGACACCCGTGAAGCTGCGGCCACCCAGAGCGGCGGCAATCTTGCGCTTGATCTGGATCACCAACTGCTTGACCTTGGTGGTCGTGGTGCCCAGGGCCATGAACTGCGTTTGCTGCGTCTTGTTGAACGCGGTGTACATGTCCATGAGAACCGTGGTGCCGTCAGCGTCCAGAATCTGGCCTTTGATGGCGCCGATTCTGTGGTATTCCAGCGTCACGTCCAACTGCGCCTTCATCTTGGCCAGCTTGG